GGTCCTGGGTCGCTACCTGCTTAGGGAGATAACCGGTGATTCCGGCTTCCTCGGCTAGCCCGAGTGCATCGGAGGTTTTCAGGCCGGGACGGACCGTGCCGATCTCGAACTTGGGCAGCGTTAGGCCTGCGGCATCCGCCTGGTCAAGAAGATCATCGTATTTCTTAGCAAAGCGCTCAAACTTGCCCGCGCTCAACTTCGAAAGATCCCCCGTGCTAGGGGGCAGTGACCGGCGAAGCTCGGTGAAATCATCAGAAAGTTTCTGAAAGACGTTCGGAGGGAGTACTTCACGAATGACTTTGTCGCGGCCTAGCTTCTGGAACTCGGCTCCCCTGTGAAACGCCGGATCGTCATAGATCTTGCCCAGGTCGTCCAGGGCGGTACTCCCTGGTGCGGGGGCCTTAGCCGGTTTCTTAAAGCCGCCGGTCTTATTGAAGTTCTGCCGAGCAACCGCTTCGTAGGCCTCGGGGCTGAGGACCTTCTTCATCTCGGCTAGTTCTTCGGCGGAACGGATTTCCCCGGCCTTGGCGTTGGCCTTGATGAGATCATCCGAGCTGGAGGATACCGGGGCTTTCTTTCCGAGGCCACTTAGCTGGTCGAGGTGCTCCTTAGCGGCGCGGCCCTCCAGGGAGGCTGCAATATCGTCAAAGTTGGAGCGAACTCCGTTGTATGCCGCGGCGACCTCACCCTCGTTGACCAGGCCCGCGGGGGAAACCTTGGCCCTTTTTCCAATAGCTGAGGCGGCTTTGCTGAGAGCGCTCGCTGCGAAGCCTACCCCGCCGCCCAGGGCACCACTAAAGAGCATATCGGGCCCGAGTTCACCGATTACTGCCTCGGCCGTGAACTCCTTATCTTCCGAGAGGAGAATGTTCCGAAAGCCTTGGGCTCCCGAGTACAAGGAACCCTCGGCTATTCCTGTAAGGACATTGGCTGCGACCTTACTCTTTCCACCCAGCTTGCCGACGGCGGCGCCGGCCTTCGCGATCATGCCGGGGACGGTCAGAGCCGCAGTGCGCCCCAACAGGGAGGTTCCACCGCTGAGGAGGGCCGCAGCTACATCACCACCAATCCCAGATACTGCGGAAACCGTGGGGTGTGCCTCTTTGACGGCCTGGAGCTCCTCGAGGTCGGCCCCGCCCAGCTCGGCCAGTTTCGAGGACCCGCCCAGAGTGAACGAATCCAGGGCGCTGGCGCCGCCCGCCAGGACGGTTTCCGCACCACTACCGCGGGCATCTTCTTGGACCTGCTTGGTGCGGGCACGGGTGCGGTCGAACTCCTGCCCCGACCCCGATGTAACGTTGGCCGGACCCCGCAGTGCTTCCAGCTCGGCGAGCTGTTCTGGTGTAGCCGAGACGGAGACACCCCCAGCGGTGGGCGCAACCAGTGTCCCGCCCTCACCGGCCCTCTCCTTATAGCCCGAAGATAGGGCCTTGGATAGCCCCGCGGCATCAACGAACTCTTCGGCCCCGGCGGGGTTTATGAGTACTCTACCCGGCATTATCTCCTAGAGAGGCTATTAGGATCGAAGGGTACGGGGGCCCCGACCGGTAGGCTTTCTTGTTCTTCTTTGTGCTTCGGGGCTTTCAGCCTAACGGCGCCGGCAATACCAGCTAGTTTCTCGACGAGCTTGATGCGCTCCGGGTTATCGAGACCTTTATGCTTGCCCATCTCAGCGATTATCTTGGCGGCTTCGCCACCCTTAACCAGGCTTTTGAGAGCTGCATCCTTTACCTTATCCTCGTAGGCCAGCAAGGCGCCACGGACCGCCTCGTGCGCGCCTTTGCCCTGCGCCCCGACGTCGCGAACGGTTTTGTTCATCTCGAGGGCCTTTTGGTAGGCACTAACATCGCGGATCGCACCGATACCAGTGCCCGTTTCATAGCGGGTTTTGATTTCAGCGATAGCCCCGGAGTCACCCTTTTGTGCCGCTTTGGCAAGATCGCTGTGTTTCGGAGGCGGCCCGGGAGGTGCCGCGTCCGCGAGCTCGGAATCCGCCATGATCTTTAGCTTTTCACCGGACAGGGTGTTGATCCAGGCGGTTGTGTCCCTGTTGATCCTTCGCATTGAATGAAGGAGCTGACCGCCTTGAGCTTTAGCAGCAAGCTGTTTGATGGCTGTCGGGTTGCCGCCGATTGCTAGCTCGAGGATCTCCTGCTCGTTCTTCGTAAAGGAGGCGCCCATGTTGTTGTGCTTAATCATACCGGTAAGCACGGCCGAATAGTCGGAGGCCAGCCTGGCCCCCTCCTCCGTGAAGCCTAGCGGGTAACCTCTTTCGTCAAAGCGAAACACACCATCGCGGGTTTGGAGCTTACGGGCTAGATCTGCGCCATTCCTCATAAGATTGGTTGCGTTAACTATATCTTTTGTAAATTCAAGTTTTTGTCCGCCGGGAATCTTATCCGAGAGAACGAAACCAGTACGAGGTTTGCCGTCGGCCCCGAGTAGTTGGACGGTTACAAACTTCTCTTGTTGCTTTGGCGTGAGCAGCGGGAGCCCTGCATCCTTACGTCGGATCTGCTCGGCGTTAAAGGCCTGGTTCGGATCGTATTCTCCGCCCTTTCCGGGCCCACTACCCGAGCCGCCGCCTTTCCCCTTCGATGCTGCCGTGGCTGCTCGTGCCTCAATGGCGTACCGAGCATTAGCCTCTTGGGCCATGTTACTGCGAACCTGCTCAAGAGCACCGAAGGCCCGTTGGGTGTAGTTGGCCAGGACCTCGGCCCGCTTCTCGTTGGTAGCCTGCTGTAGGAGCTCAAGTTCCGGGATCTTCTGGGCGTTCTGGGTGATATCGATCGCGCCCTGGATCTGGCCGGTGATTGCGGTCCACTTCAGAGCTTCGGCGACAGCTTCCTTCTTGTTGAGCTCGTTGAGAGCCCCCATCTTTTCGGCGCGGGAAGCCTTGCTGTTCTCTACGTTAACGCGAAGGGCTGCGAACTCCTCCCGCTGGGAGGCCATGTCGTTAGTGACCATGTTGTTGAAGGTTTCCAGCGCGAGATTCCGGCCTCCGGTTTTGCTCTGGTTATAGCCACCCATGAACAGAGCCAAGGCCATGGCGATCTTTCCGCCCGTGCTAGCATTGTTGAACACCCTCTTCGGGTCGTAATCGAACTCTTTAAGCTCGCGCTCCTTGTCTTCGACCTCGCTTGTGAGGTTGTTCCAGAGGTTTTGTTGCGCTTCGGCCGTCTTCTGCTCCCCCTCGGCAAGGGTCTTGTCCCGTTCGGCCTGTTTGACTGCAAGCTGGGCTTTTAGTTCGTTCTCCTCGCCGACCAGCATTTGCTGAGCATCGATGGCTGCACCCGTGGCTTTTTCGATGGTGGTGAGCTTATCTGGCAGTCCCCCAGTCAATTCGGAGGTTTGCTGCTCGAAGCGGCTTTGGGTAGGCCCCTCCTCGGTGGGAGGTTCTCCGGGGGCTACGTCTGCACCCGGAGCCGGAGCTGTAACATCCCCTTCCGGGGTAGACATATTCGGACCGGGCGCCGAAGCCGTTGGAGCCGGCCCTTGTGGCGCAACCGCAGCCTCGACCTGACCCGGGATTGCTGCCGCAGCCGGGCCGACCGGGGCGGTACTCATCAGGGAGCTAGCGGGCTGCCCAGATTGGGTACTCGGAACCCCAGATTGGGTATTAACGGGTACCGGCATGGGTGCAACCTGTTGCTCGATCTGACCGCTTAGATCACCCAGACCGCTGAAGTCCGCGGATGCCATAGGAGCGCTTTCCGGCTGGGGAGCCAGCTCGGGCGGGCCGGGTTGGCCCGTTTCGGGATCGTACCAAATTCCTCTAATCAGGGGCATTAGAACAGTGGGATGAGGCCGGTTGCCCCGCTAATGAGTTTATCGGTGAAGCCCTGCTGTTGAGGCTGGCCAAGGAGTGTCGCCAACTGCTGGTCACGTGATTGCTGTTGGGCAATTCCACCCTGTTGCTGCATACCGGCATTCTGGAGTTCCTGCCTGAGCATTTCGTTACGGGCTTGGTCGTTCACGCTCATCTGGCCGATATCCTGTTGCCGGAATTGACCAAGGGCCCCACCGAGCTGTCCCAGAGCCCCTAGTTGCTCCTGGGCACGGCCCATGGCGGACTGACCTGCGATGGACCCCGTGATGTTAGCGCCCTGCTGAGCGGCTTGTCGGGCTGCTAGGCCTTGCTGACCGGGGGCCGCGGATGCAGCCATCGCCCGTTGCGCCATTAGGCCCTGGTTGCCCGCTTGCTGGGCCTGCATTGCCGCCAGGGAAGGACCCTGCCCACGGCTCTGGGCTTGTAGCTGCTTCAGGAGGTCCTGCTGGCCTCCGCGAAAGTCGGAACCGCGCAAACCGGCTTGGCCAGCGTAGTTCGTGAGGTTCTGGGAGCGTTGCGCCCCTCCGGGAAGCTGGAATAGGCTTGGATCCGTGCTGATACCAGCATTCGCCGCTTTAAGACGCGCAGCGTCCTTTTCTGGGCCACTTCTCGTATCGAAACCAAGAGCTCCGCCAACTGCTTCAAAGAAATTAGGCATAAATTAAACCGTGCTGGGGCCCGTAGCCCCGGATGTGCGGCCCGATTCCATCTTGTTGGGGCCTTTCTTGGTTGCAACCTCGAGAGTGAGGTCGGTTACTTGGTAGGAAGGTCCGATATCGGTTCCCGGAACATCCCAGAACTCGATCTGGAGGGTGCTAAGTTTTTGCCGTGGCAAAGGCGCCTCAAACTGGTAGACGGTACCGCCCTCGCCGGAGTAGACCCCATAACCGTAGGTCCCAGAACCGTAGGTGTTGGTATTCACGATCGTGCTAGGGTCGAAAGTGCCGGTGTCCGACCTCGATTCATAATCGTAGCGGAACTTGTATTTGAGGGTGTGGGTGCTCTGGTAATCGCCGAGCAGGAAGGCCTTTCGCACCCGGCCGTAGCCCTGGTTGCCGTGCGGTTTGACCCAACCGAGTTTTACCCTCAGCTGGTAGAAAGCGCCGGCATCCGTGGAGAGCTCTGGGTCTTCCTGGTAAACCTTATTATCGTCACGGAGGTAGGTGTACCGGTCAGACCAGTTTACGGCGGATAGGCCCTCGTGGTTGGTGAAGGTAGTCCATTGCCCAAACAGATAATCGAACACGAGGGTTCTACCCGAAGCATCTAGGAACCGCACCTGGTTCTGATCGCTCACTAGTGTGGCTGCCCGGATGTCCATCGTGGCGTTGTAACCCTCGACGTCGGCCCCAATGTACTTCACGGAGGTATCGCGCCCCAGCAAGTAAATCCCCTTATCGGAAGGGAACATCACGCCAAGCGGGGTTTCTACAATCCCGAGCTGGTTCGAACAGCCCACATCGGACGTGACGAGCTGAACATCGCTGAAGGTGCCCTGCCCGAGGTTGTTGGGGCCGGGGCCGCTAAAGAGGTAGATTTGGTCCTGTTTGAAGACCACCACGAATTGGTCCAGAATAGCAAGGCCAGTAATGGCCCCGCCTGCGTCTGGGCACTGCACCGTAAGCGCGTCATTGAACTCGAGCGGTTGACCGGGAAACCGAAGCTTGCTAAAGCGGACTAGAGAGCCGTCCTCGTAGCCCGCCATGAAGACGCGGCCCTTGCCAGAGACCAGAACGGAGCAGGCCGGGGGATCGATGTTATCCAGCTCACCAGAGCCTAGGTAATCGAGCTCGTTATCCACCAGGGTGGCGTCGGACATCCGATCGTTAAAGGTTACGGACGCCGCAGCTACCGAGTTTTCGATAAAGTCGTTAGGGGTGCTGCTGGCCGGGTCGGTTGAGCTTACTCTGTAGAACTGCGAACCGCCTGTAATGTCGGGGTTTGCCGCGGTTCGGTAAGCAGTAATGAACACATCCGCATCAAAGCCGTACGTTTCAATGGTTTCGGTAATTTCGTCGTTAGTACCGGTAAGGATACCGTCCGGGTCAACTGCCAGATCTGCGTCTGCGATAGCGCTGCTCTTGAGGCGATCGCCGTTTTTCCTGATCTTCTCGAAATAGTTGCGGTACCAGTAGACCCCCGTCTGAGTAAGGGCGCCTGCCGTCCCTTGCGCGAACGTGATATTGGCTGGCTCTGGGTACAGCAGCAGACTGGCCGGGGAGACGTCGTAACCGTCGTACTGCCAGACGATTCCGCCGCTGATGTAGGTACTGCCTCCGACCTCGGCGAACCGGTAGCGGTCCGGGGCGGAAAAATCGAACGTTACAACCTTGATACCGGTGTCTGCGTAGATCTCAGATTTCGTGTCGTTTGCGGCTTCCCCGGAAGTGTTCAATCGTGCCCGGAAGATCCCAGCCCAGGAGTACACATCCGAGGCGCCATTGACCTTGTGCACGTTCGGAATACACGGGCTTACCGAGGGCACTCCCTGGGCCTGGTTGTGTACGGTCTTGGCGATAACCGTGCGGCCGTCGTCGGAAACCAGGAAGTACGAGCTCTGCAGGATGCTGTCCCGGACAACGTTACAGTAAGCGTGCCCGCGGTACCAGAAGGCGCCACTCGCGACGTTGAAACCGTAGAGGTTGGTCCCTGCGGGTAACGTCCCCGAGGAGTCCGCTTGGCAGATGTTGACCCGGCCGGGGTTCGTCGTATTGTGGAAGACCCAGGCCTTGGTCTCGGTAACCATATCGACCTGAACGGCGATCGGACCTGCGGTAGCGGTTACCTTGACGTCTTTAACAACGCTTGCCGCCAGCAACTCAATCGGGTTCCGCATAGCTGCGATATTCCCGCCCGAGTCGGCATTAGCTACCCAGATGTAGGTAGAGCCCGTGGACACCGCTAGGGAGTCCGCGTCGGAGTCGGCGCTCGTGTCTAGGACAGCCTCGGCTGAATAGTCCTGGGTGTCCAGGTTAGTGGCTTTGACCCCGTTGGGTAGTACGTAGAAGGCCACAGTTTCGTTGTTGCCTGCGTTGTTCCTGATGTACGCTACAAGGGCCGCACCGCCATCGTGGGCCGTGGTCGCGTCAAAGGCCACCTTCGAGGAGACATCTGTAAGGGCCAGAGTACCGTCAGTAACGGAAGATGGTGTTGCTGTATTGATTACCTTGCACCTTAGCGAGGTATCTGCTGCCTTATAGTAGAACAGCAGGATATCGTTGCCGGCTGCAACCAGCTTGGGCCGGGTACCTCCCGAGATGGAAGCATCGGCCGTGTATACGCTCCCGGACGTTGCATCAATCAGCGAGTAGTGGATGATACTGTCAGATGAGTCGGTCCATGCGGTACAGCGGAGATCGTTATGGGTTACCGTATCGGCGGTAGTCTGGTTTGTGATCTTCAGCGACTCGGAGCGCTCGGTTGCCTTGACGCCAGTACAACGCCCACGCGGAATCCATCGGCCCTGGCGGGTTTCGTAGCTGTATAGGTATTCGTCGTCGAACCCGAGTAGCTCGTTGCCGTTGCGGGTTGCAATAGCTACCATGTTGCTGAGAGCGGCGGCCGTGCTGTAATTAAGAGTGCCTAGAACGTTGTAACCATTGCGCTTTTTGTACCCAGGGGATTCCGTGAAAACTGCGTTCCGCAGATCGATAACTTTCGGAGCCGTAACGAGCTTCTCGTCGGTTTTCGTATCCAGGCCCCCGCCCAGGGGAACCGATATTTCACGCCATTGCGCGGACATTTGTTACGGCCGGTCGTAAACCACACGAACCATGTGAACCTGTACATCGTCGGCGTGAGCCTCTGGGGCTACTTCTAGATAATACGAAGTTAGGTTAGCGACCGTGGTGGTTAGCCCGGTGATGGAGGCAATAACAGTGCCAGATCCATTTGAGGTTGCGGTCCCAATTGACGACGGATTGCCGTTATAAGCATCACTGTACACTGTACAGACTAACTGCCTGTTGGCCGTATCCGTAACGTAGATGTGAACTTCCTTGATGCGATCGTCTATATCGAGAGTTATGGGAAAAATAAGGGGGTAGGTGTCGTTGGTTACAGTTTGCCACCGGTACCCCGAGGCGGAGAACGCGCCGAATGCCCACGTGTCGTCAGCTTCCCTGGACGGTTGCCCGGCGCTGGCGTGTATCATTTGGGATCTGTTGGATGTCAGCTTCAGATCCGAAACTGTGACGGTCTGGGCGATGGTGTTGCTAAACGTAATAGTGCCGCTGGTATCGCTTTGGAGAAACGCGGCCGCCGCTGGAACCGCCGCGGGAAAGGTAATCGTATAATCACTCGCCAATGAGGGTGTATCGAGGGTAAGGAAGTTCGCCGAACCGTCGGAAAGCTTTACCGATTCGCAAGCAACCTTCGCATAATCACTGGCCCCGGCTCCGCTCTTGAGCTGGTACGTATCGGTACCGGAATCCCAGTTGACCGTGGTGTCGCCGCCGTAACCTGCACCCGTAATACCGGACAAGGAAGCCGCGTTCAGGGCCCCGCCGGCCGTCAACCGGATTGCATTCTGCGATGCGTCCGTGAAATAGAGATCCCCTGCCGACGTGTAGACCTTGCGAACATCGGAAGTACCCGTGAGGCCTGCCGACTCATTAGTGAACTGAATCGTGCCCATCTCGGTGATATCGTGGTCCCCGAAGGAAATATCATCGTTGATGTTCAGCGCATCAGCCGAAACCTGCCCCTCGACAGCTTCCGCAATCGTCTCCAGGGCCGTGTTAATGTCATCGCCCCAATCGGTCGTAACTCCGGGCGTGGGCAGCGTTAATCCTAGACTTGAACCAATAGGCATGATTTAGAAAACCCAGAGTTTGATTTTTTGGTTAGTTGCTGCCCGCCGATACAGCCGGAACGTGGAGCCCACGCCAAACCCAGAGGCAGCGCTCGAGTTAAACCCCAGGCTGGTTACTGCGGTCGAGGTATTAGACCACGCCCCAAAAAGAGAGCGGCCCTTTGCATCGGTGGAGCTAGAGTCGTAATCCGCCTGGGTGGCGAACACTAGCCTTTCCTGGCCAGATTTGGCATAAAAGGTGCCCTCAATATAGGAAACGTCCGTTAGCGACGCCGACGAAAGGACTCCTATACGTAATGTCGCCGATGTGGCCGCGGCAATGGCGGGCGTGGGGTCTAGGGTAAAGTGGACGCTTTCCTGATTTGTAGCCAACCCATTGGGCTGCAGCGTTACTTCCACAGCAGCTGCTGCACCAGCCACAAGATAGATCTCGAACCGGTAGGCCTGTTCATCGTCGCCGTTGAGCCCGCTAAATGTGACATCAGTGACCGCGGCGGTAACGCGTTGCTCATCGATGAGCTGCCATGGCGCACCCATACGGAGCCAGAGCTGGCGGTCCTTATCGGGATTGGAGGTATCCTCGACGAGACCTGAATTTCCGTTCAGTTGCAGGAAGCCTTGATAGGGTCGGCCCAGGCTATGATTCAGCTGAATGCGGAAGCGATCTTCCGTGTTGAACGTGAGCTCTTTCCCGTGCAGAAACGGCACAGATAGTAACTGGCGGTTTAGTTCCAGCTGGTGGGATTTACCCTCGCGGACGTCTGTAGTGGGCTTGATCATCCGTTAGGGTCTGAAGAACCAACTGCTCGGGTCGAGCGGGGCATACGACCGGTCAATGACGGCGGTAACCTGGCCGGCTACCCGGTGGGCCCGCATCTGGTCAATCTGGACGTCTAGGCGCTCTAGCTGGCGCTCGAGAATTGCCGTAGACGACTCTTCCTTAGCAAGGCATTTAATCGCCGCATCCAGGACGATCCACTCTTCCCAACCGGCGACTCCATCAACGATATCATCATCCGCAGAGAGGTCGGTCGGGGCGTAGATGTACTTGTGCCGATAGGTCTCGCCGGTATTCGGTGTGGGGAGCAACCGCACCTTGAAATCGGCTTGGTCCGAGCTAGACGTGCTAACGAAATGGTAGACGCAAGCATTGCCGGCCGTCCCGGATTCGTACAGGTAGCCCTCGATCGGGTCGATCCGGCTCAACGGGTAGTAGCTCGAGCCCAGGTTCTGCTCAATGGCGTACGTTCCATAAAAGTCGTCGGGAACATCATAATCCGAAGTATCAGACACCCCCGTAATCGTGGCCTCGCGGGTATACATATCGGGGTTGGCATCGACCAGCTTGCTGAACAGCGTCGCGTACGACCCGCTGATATAGCGGTCAAGCTCATCATCGGAGATAAAGGTACTATTCTCCATATCGCAGCGCTCACGAGTTCTCGTTCGGAGCTGAGCTAATGTCTGTGTGCGTGCCATTCGTTAAAAGGGGTCCCGATTTATGCCTCGGGACAACGGCTTAGAGGCGGGACCGCTGAACGAAAGCCTTGAGAGCTTTGGTCCTGGCCGCCTTATCGGTTGCGCGCTCGTAATCTTCGAAGATGTCCTCGAGGTCACGATCCAAGTCGGAATCGTCGTCCTCAACGGGGGTCTTCTCGGCCTTAACCGATGTGAGATTCTTTAGAGCTGCGCCTAGTGGGTTACTCATTACTCGCCTTTCTTACAGAGCAAGCAGACCTGGTACACCACGTCGTCGGAGGCACTCGACGCATCAACTGCGCGAATACCACTAACGCCATCTTCCAGGAACACGCTGATCGACAAGATACCGGTCGCGGCATCATACCCAGAGACGTGGGCCTCTTGGGTTACAATACCGGTCTCAACGCTCGACCACAGAATCGCGGTCGGCTTCGTGTGCGGCTTGAAGGTGAACGGATGTACGCCTGCCGTCGGGGCCGCCGCATCAAGTGCGTACGTTGGATCCAGCCCGTCGGCCGCGTTGGTCGTATTCGTGGTAAAAGTGAACGTATAAAGGTACACGTTACCAAGAACGTTACAAGCAACGGAGCCTTGTCCGAGCGGGGCTTCTTTTAGGGCCATATTGATTTCTCCTTAAGGGAGGAAAGGGGCAGGCCTGTTACAGCCCACCCCTCTCCCGAAGGGTTAGCGAGCCGCGCCCAACGTGATGTTGGCCCAGTGACCCGGAGCGGTGCAAAGCATGTTCCACCAGCCGCGAGCACGAACCTCGACGGCATCCGCGTTGCTCACACGGAGCATGCGAAGGTCGTCGTCCTCGACGATGTGCGGGAACGGATCCAGATGGACCAGCTCGAGCGTGTCGAGATCACCAACGAAGCAGCGGGTCTCCGGGCAAGCCGGATCGCCCATGACGGTGATGGTCGAAACCGCCGTCTGAACGTTGAAACCGCTGAAGCCCGTCTTACCGGTGCCGCCTGGATCCCGAACAACCTGAGTATTCAGCTCGTTCGCCAGGTTCTTCATCTGGAGGGGGTTCATATACGCGCGGTTCGGAGAACCACCCGTAAAGGAGATAGCGTAAGCCGCCTCCTGAATCGCCTCATGGATGCTCATGCTGGTATCCGTGATCTTGTGGCCGCTGAGCCTCTCAGGCTGCGAAGTACGGGTAACACCGAACAGGGCGCCGGGGGTGCTGGGGGTAATCCAGCTCTCAAGACCGGCCGCAGAACCAAGGTTCGCAGTCGAGTCATCGCCCACCACGAAGAAGTAGTCACCCACTTCATCGCCAGTGATTGCAGCCGCGAGCGTAATCGTACCGGCCGTAAAGTCGATAGCGGTTACTTGCTCATCTTGGCTCGAGTTACGGGGCGTACCACCATCCGACTCGTCGGCAAGGAACACAAGGGCTCCCACCGAGAAGTTCGCCACGTCCGTCTTATTGACGAGCGTGTAGGTAGCCGTATCGATGCTGGCAACCTGGCCGAGCGAACCACCCTGGTCCCGATAAAGGGCAAGGGCCGCGCGTTTGCGCATCGCTTTCAGCAAGTTCTCGATTTCGCGGTCCAGAACGCGCACGAACGCTCCGGTATTGGAGCGCGCCTGGCGCATGGTCTTCGAAACGATCCGCGAAACACCGTACAGATCCACCGGGGTGAGCTCGAAGCTCTCGCTGGACGTGGCAAAGTAGTTCGCCTGGGCCGAAGCAAACGCTCCGGACACCGCCGGGTGATCAGTTTCAACCGGAACGTGAAGGCTCCGACCATCAAAACGGTCGGATTTCTTGATCTCGCTAAGCAGGGGGTAGTGAAGCTCCCACATACGATCAATACGTCGTTGCGGATAGAGCTCCTTAATCATAGCCGCGACGGACGTCGCGTTTACGCTAGTAGGAACAGCCATTTGGGATTAACCTCGAGAGGAGATTACTTACGGCTAAAGGATTCCTCAGCGATGCGCTGTGCTCGCCTGAGGGCTTCTTCGTGATCGAATTCGCCGTCGTAACTCTTAGATTTGGGGGAAGTAGATGACAGTGTTTTCGTCGAGGTTGGCTGGGCCGACGGCGTTGATTTACTTTGTGTTCTGTAGGATGCCGCTTTCACGTAGCGGTCTGCGATCTTCTCGAGCTCCCGATTGAGAGCCTCGGCTACTTGCTCGGCCGATGGGACAACACCGCTCGCTTGAGACAGGTTGGAAGCGGCGGTAACCATCGCCTCCACAGCTGCATCAGGATCGGCGTCAAATTCTGCTTTAAGGAAAGGCAAGCTCTCGGGTGCGGCCCCAGAAACATAACCTTTCAACCCGCTAACGTAGGTACGGAGCTCGGCCTGGCCGGCCTGGGCCTTAGCGGCCTCTTGCTGCGCGGCGACCTGGGCTCGGAGCTCCTGGATCTCGTTACGGATGGCGTGTTCCGTCTGTTTGGCGCGGAACTCGGCGGGGGCTTCATCGCCCATGATGTTGTAGTAAAGGTCGTTAGCTACCGGGCGGTAGTCCTCTACGCCGAGCTGCTTATAGAAATCGGCGGGGTTACGAACTGCAACGTCCCGTAGCTTAGCGATCTCGGCCTGCACGGCCTCTTGCACCTTGGCTTGAAAGGAAGTCTCGTAATCCTTCTCGCGGGCTCGTAGGGCGCTTTCCCGGCGCGCTAGCGCGAGGATTTGCGCGGACTTCCCTTCGGCGGCTGCCTCAGGGGCTGCCTGTGGTTGATCTTTAGCGGACCCAACTTCTTGCGGGACGGGCGTTCCGTCGGCTGGTTGAGCTTCTTGATCCGATTCTCCATCGGATGGCTCGGCTTCGCTTTGGAAGAGCGTTGCGTACTTCGCCTCGACTGCGCCAAGGTAGTCTTCTCCGCCTCCCTCGTCCGAGGGGCTGGCGTCTGTTACTGCGTTAGTGGGGGTTGTAGTCTCTTGTGCCATGATTGATTACACTGTTTGCGGGCCGTCTAATTTAGACGGTGAGCGGTATGGGCAGCCCAGATGCGTTTGCGTTTCCGATTGCCGCGCTCACAGGAGGAACACCCATCGGGGCCTCGGGGGCGGGGCCGGATTCGCCAACGGCGGGGCCTCCCATAGCTTCTTCGGGTACGCCTTCACCTGCGGCGATCTCCATGAGGTCTTTAGCTTGAGAGGTCCAATCCCTGAACCGCTCGAATACCTCCTCGGGGGGAGGGGTCTTCCACGGGCGGTTCTTAAGGGCGAGGTAACGTAGCTGGACCCGCTTAAGGCAAAGATCCAGGTTCTGGAAGGGCTCGGGCGGAACGTAGTCCCGATCGATTCTTTCCAACATCTCAATGGTTTTGAGGCAGTTCTCGAAATCCGCGAAGCTATCGGAATCGGAGCGCTCCAGATCCGGATGATTCAGGAGGTAACGGATTTCCTGCTTCTCGAGCTGGCCTACTTGGGCAAGTTCGGTCACCGCCTGGAGCTTAGCGGCCGGGCTCATGCTCATGATCGAAGCCGCTTCGATGGAAATCACGAACCGCTCGGCCTCCATATGGACATCCGACCAGTCGATAACCTCGATGGAGCTCTCAGAGGCCCATGTGGTGCTATTGGGCCGTTTCGACGAGTAAATCTCGGAGGCTACCTCAATTACGAGCTCAGCAACGTCCTTGTACCATTGCTCGTACCTTTGAGCGACGATGGCAAAGCGCTGGCCTTCAATTTCGTTGAATTGCCTTAAGGCGACGGCCGATTCCAAGCCTGCGGGCTTGAGGGACTGCGCGCTCAGCTGTGAGATACCGATGCGCTCGAAGGCCTGGCGAGTCAGCCGGTCCCTCTCCTCGTAGATCTCCGGGCCCAGAGCTTGCGGCGTGAAGAAGACGGGTTTCGACCTCGTCCTCACAACGGCGCCGATCGTATTGTCCAGCTGCGGCGCAATCGGGCCCGCACCGTCCATAAACACACGCGGAACTGCAATCAGGTCTTGACATTGGGCTACGAACCTCTCTAGTTTATCGAGGCGAACTTGAAGATCGAGCAGCTCCTCGGCGATGCCTTGCCCATAGAACCCCATGATGGGGTTGCACCAGCGAAAGAAAGCGAACGGAAAATGCTCCTTGGTATAATCCTCTTTGAAGAGGACAGCGCAATCGACCGCAATGATATGGATTCCCGGTTGGCCAGGCCCCGCGGGCAACCGCCAGGTCTCAATGACGACGCAATGGTTAGCGGGGATCTCCCGGACGTCGGCCCATGCGGATTTCTTGCGGTCCGCCTTGGTGATCTCTTCCTCGAAGCCGGGAAACAGGCTCTTCAGGACGTCTTTCTCGTAAAGCTTCCGTTGATGAAGCTCTCGAGGAACCATATTCGGCGCGGTATCTCGCTCATCGACGACGATTTCGTCAATCAGCACACGCTCAAAAGCGACCTTTCCATGCTTTTCGAAGATTTTGGCACCGGCAGTTCCGAAAACTCCGCCGTCCCGGAAGACATCGGGCCCGGCCTCGTAGATCCCGAGCCGATTAAACTCGCCCCAGCAGAATTTCTCGAGGTCCCGAGCCTTTCGCTGGTCGGACCAGTCAGCATCGGAGGTAAGGATCCGGATCTTTGGCCGGTTCTTGGCAATGATCGACGCTGCCGTGTCGATACACTGCTTAATTACGTTGTTCTCAGCCGCGCGCCCGTAATCGTGGCCCTTACCACGACCAGACCAGTTGACCCCGAGCTCATCCCGGCCGGAGTAGAGCACCGCATGATAGAGGTTACGCCGATGGAGGTCCGATTGGTCTCCTTCAATGCCCTCGACGTGCGTGAACAGCGCGCCTGGAAGCCTATCGTCTGGCTCGTCAAACCAGTATGTACAGAGATCTTCCATTACCTAATCTTCGGGAGGTGGCCCTGAAAGAGCGCCTCGTAAGGATCGAGGGTGGTGTCGCCCTGGGCTGACCTGACCTGTTGATCTCCCGGCTTAAAGGGAAAGATTTCCAGCTCGTAGTTATCGACGGCCAGACGGGAAACACCCATCTCGCGCATCAGATCAACTAGTTGGCGAAGTTCTTCAAGCTTTGAGGATTCCAATAGTTCAGGTTCGGATCTCTATTTGCGATATAGTCCGATCGGTCAGAGGGCGTTCTTCGCTTAATTGCGGCGTCTTGCGCGCGCGTATTCCAGGCATTCCAGTACTCGCGGGAACCGAACACGGGCTCTCGCTTCTTGGGCTGCGCAAAGAAATGGTAGGCGTACCGGTAGAGGTACAGGAAGGCATCGCAGCGGTGGTTGGGCGTACCCTTGTCCTCGCGCTTCTTGTGGGCGTCTTCCCACTGGAGGTTATTCATCTCCGTAATGAGCTTGGACTCGGCGCGGATCTTGATGTTGCCGCACACGAGGTCCGAGTTGACGAGCTCAATGTAGTCGTATTTCTCGGTCTTCTCGGCGGCTTCAAACGAGAACCTGTACTGCTCGTTCAGGGTCTTCATCAGGGTCTGGCCGAGACCACCGCCCGCATCGCAGACCATCGCATCGAAGGTGCCGAACCTGTCGATAGCGTACTTGATTTCGTTGGCCATTTCCGGCACGGTCATGTGCGGAGCGCCGAAGTCGTACACTTCGTAGAACTTATCGTGATGGGGGCTATAGGCCGCGACCACGATGGCGAAGTCGTCCTGAAAGCCGAAGTCCACACCCAGCAGGTAAACCCAGTCGGTAACGTCCTTGGGGAGATCCCCTGCGTATACGTTCCTTGTGTAGTTGAAGCTGTAGACCATAAGGTCCAAGCTAACGGCCCATTGGCCCAGGAACTCGCGCAACCACGTTGGGTGATCGTCGGCCCAGCCCATCTGCTCCTTGAATTTCAAGGCATCGGGCCAGAGGTGCGGCATTGCTGTGTTGTCCTGGAGTGTCCAGGTGTGGAATGACCACAGCTTGTTGCCCACGGAGGTCGCCTCGTAGAAGGGACCACTCAGAACGTTCCCGGGGGTGCCGATCATAGCGAGCCAACCGCGCCGGTCGCTCAACGCGGGCCGGACCACTTCCCACAGGAGGCTATTAAGCACCTCATCTGTGAAGGACTTAGCCTCGTCGATGACTACGCCGTCGAACGATTGGCCACGTAGTTTATCGATTTCAGCTAGGGTCTCAGCCCCGGAGATTGTGATGGTAGACCCGTTAGGTAGGGTCATCCGCAGGTCGGTGCCGTGGAAGTCGGCTCCGAGCTCATAATCGTCGTTGTAACGTTTGAGGGTTTGCCAGATGTTGTTCCGGCCCTGGCCCTTGGTAAGCGTAAGGTAGATGTAGGAGCTACCGGGCTTCTCGAGGCAACCGTCAAGGAGGTCTGCTACCACCACGAAGGTCTTGCCGGAGCGCCGGGGGCAACGGGCACTCTTGTACTGGGCCTCGTCCTGGGCATACGCCAGCTGCTTGGGCGTAAGCGCGCCCAGAATGGCCTCGCGCGTGCGAGCCACCCAGGAAGGATGATAAGTCGCGGACTTAGCGACGATGTCCGCTAGCAGGTGACTAATCAACTACTCGAGGCTCACACACTCCACCGAAGAGGGCGGAATCAATAGAGCCTTATTTTGCTTTGGAAACTCCACTAAATATTGACCTTCCCAGAAGGAAATCAAGCAATCTTCAGCAGCTACGTATCGCGGACGTGCGTGGCCTATGGGCTTGTTAAGCCAGATCTCTCGGATTGTGTAGTCCCGGAGCGGGGGCTTCCCTAGGCTTTGCTTTGACGATTTTGGGGCTGTACGTGGCGTAGAAGCCTTCCGGGAGGTGGTCGAGGGCATCGGTTCGGAAGGTGTATCGGAAGTGCTTGACATTGTCACCAATTGCTGTAGCGAGTAGCTTCTTGCCGATACCGTGGCGGCGGAGGCTGAGCTTGACGTAGAGGTAGTGGACGGCATCCGGGCAGTAAACGACATAGCCCAGGATCTGGTCGGGATCCTCTCGGAGGCAGGCTACCTTGACGGTTGTATCAGGACGCTCTAGGATGACCTCTATGGCCTTGTGGTAGGCGTCCCAGTATACGTTGTTCGGAAGGCTTCCGGCCCACCTGGAGCTTCTGAAGCTCTTGAGCCAGCTATTGAGAATGAACGGAACATCGGCCTGGACGATACCGCGTATGACCACGGGGTCGGACATTAGTCTAGGTTGATACCTACAGGGCGGTCATAGACGATAGTATGCTTTATTGTAGCGGGATACGAAACCGCACCACTCTCTAGGTAGGCCTTTTCCCGTTCGGCCTTAACCGCCCTAGCTTTAGCCCGTTCCTCGGGTGTAAACCACGGACGGACTGTGTCGTCACTTGCAACGTGGGGGCCCGAGACCTCGAACTGCCTTTCCTTGCGACGCTGCTTCTTTGCTTTACTTTGCTGGCCCATAAGAGGTTATGCCCGGAAGTGGGACTTCAACCCACATCTCGCGAAACCATCCGCGGTTCTAGCAATTGAACTATTCCGAGACATTAAACTAAGCTAAGAGATTTCCGCTTAATGAGCACACCCTCGAACCGCCGGAGCAGCTCCTCGCGGTGCTTAGC